TAATTTGCCTGATCTTGAAATTTTCTCTATTAGTCAGTCAACCACGACGCTAACAGTTGAAACTACATCCCCGCATGGCCTTAGCGTTGGCAAAAGTATAGGCATCCGCGATTGCTCAAATTTGCTGGCAAACTATCCTGCTTTAGTTGTTTCGACTGTTTCAAGCCCAACACAATTTACTGCTACGGCGGGACCTGGCGGGACTATTCCTTCACAGACGATTACTAATCCTGCTGGGAAAAAAGGTTTTGTTTATTTTCGCGAGCGCATGGGCCGTGCCAAAAATGGGATTTCACAGATTTTTGAAAATGCAACAGCCACCAATGCTTCGTTGTATATTCGATCTGAGGCTGGCGACGCATTGCCGTCAGGCACGATTGCTGGGAGCCATGCTGTAACAGTTGGAACAACTGCGTCAGTTCAACTGGTAAACGTTTCTTACCAGTACGCATTTACACCAACAACTGAATTTCGCATTTTTGCCCAGTCTGATAGGACACAGTGGGTCGATGGGGCTGTTGATGCTGTTACGCAAACTACATCACGTTTGTTACGGACACAAGTTTGCCCAGATCCGAGCGTTACATATAATTTCCGCATCAGATGCACAAATAATAAGTCTTTGACTGTACCAAATGCTCAGATTGTCTCGGCTGTTAAGTCTGGTACGACGACTGCAACGATTGTTACGGACCGTCCACATGGGTTAGTTGCTGGCGACCCGGTGGTTATTTATGGTATTCGTAACCAAAGCGCTGCGTTTTTTCCTAGTTTGACATCTGCAACGCCAGTTGATTCAGTAATTGATGCAACCACTTTTACTATTGTAATTGGTACCGGAACTTCCGGGACAAGTTACGGGGGATATGTTGCAAAAGTACAAGGCGGCAACTTGATGTCTGGACTCGGGGCGATCACAGTTGCGGCACAATCAGTAACATTATCTACTCTATCAGATGGGACGAGACAGCTTGTTATTTCTGGGAGCAGTAGTTGGTCTGGGGTAGTGATTGGAGATTTAGTAAATGCAGTTGGCGTAAGAGATGTCCTGACAGGAGCCTCTTTAAATGTTGACGGAGCTTGGAAAGTTGCCAACGTTGTCACTACAACTCTTACGCTTGTTCTTCCATATTATGAAAGTATGACGCTGCCTGCTGATTTTGTGTCAACTAACTGCGGCGGCGGGATTATTAAGCGTACCGACTTGCGGGTATCTTTTGTTCGTATCTTTGATTACGAGAGAGAGCGGGTAGAATTATTGGCGAGGCCGGCTGGAGATGTATCGGCCTCGGTTCCAGTTGTTCTTCAAAACTCAAGCATAACCTCATTGGTTGAGGGAACGCAGAACTTTAACTCCACAGTTATTCCTAACCCGGTGCTTATGTCGGTTTATGGGGTAAGCGCATTACCGGTTTCTGTAAGCTCTGGTAGGCAGCAAAGGGCGTTAGGAACTTTGCCTGGTGCTTTAGTTACACGACCGTATTCAATACCAGAAAACGATTGGTTATATGCGGCAGCTTCCGGCGGGATTGTAAATACAACCACTGCTGTTACTATAAAAGCTGCGGCTGGTGCTAACGTAAGAAATTACATTACCAATATACAGATTATGTCGGATGCATTGACAAATGCGACAGAGGTTGCAGTTAGAGACGGGGCTGCTGGCACGGTTCTATGGCGCACTAAAATTCCGACATCTGGCATTAGTTGGTCAGAGTTTAATTTCAGTTGCCCAATTCGCGGGTCCGCCAACACTTTGCTGGAAGTTGTAACATTGACCGCATCGGGAACAGGTGCAGTTTATTTCAACGCTCAAGGATTCGCCGCGCCATGACACTTTTAATCAAAATTCAAAGTAAAACATTTTCTGACGATTCTTTACATGTCGTCGCATCAGTTGAAAATGATATAGGCACTTTAGTGGGTAGTTATATTTTAAATATGCCAGAACAAAGTTCAGATGATGAAATAAAAGGCGAAATCCTCAAAATATATACTTGATAAATAAATGCCCGCGAAAGCGGGCTCTTTTATAAAGACATGAAAAAAGACACTAGATTGTCACGTGTTGGAGTTGAAGGGTATAACAAGCCTAAGCGCACGCCGTCTCACCCAACAAAATCGCATGTAGTAGTCGCAAAAGAAGGCGACAAAGTAAAAACAATACGGTTTGGGCAGCAAGGCGTAAGTGGATCGCCAAAGCGCGAAGGTGAATCAAAGTCAGATAAAGCAAGGCGAGAATCTTTTAAAGCTAGGCATTCTGAGAATATCGCCAAAGGAAAAATGAGCGCGGCCTATTGGGCAAACAAGGTTAAGTGGTGAGCTAATGCAAATACCAATCATAAGCGGAATTTATACAGACAATGGGCCAGATATACGCACGTCTTACCCTGTCAATATGATCCCAGTGCCAAATGATTCCGGTATTAGCAGCGGGTTTTTGCGGCCAGCCGATGGGATTGTTCAGAATGGCACAGGCCCAGGAGAGGACAGGGGGGGAATTGAGTGGAACGGAACCTGTTATAGAGTAATGGGGTCGAAACTTGTTTCTATTAATTCGGCTGGAATTGTCACAGTTCTAGGGGATGTTGGCGGGTCTGGATTAGTGACGTTTGATTATAGTTTTGACCGCCTAGCAATCGCATCGTCTGGCAGGTTGTTTTATTGGAACGGCTCGACTCTGGTGCAAGTTACCGATCCAGACCTTGGAACTGTTGTCGATATGTGCTGGATCGACGGCTATTTTATGACAACTGACGGGCAATTCTTAATAGTTACTGAATTATCAGATCCGACACAAGTCAATCCACTTAAATATGGATCAAGTGAAATAGACCCTGATCCTGTTTTGGCTTTAATAAAGCACAGGAATGAAGTCTACGCATTAAATAGGCACACCATCGAAGTATTCGAAAACGTGGGCGGTGATTTCTTTCCATTCCAAAGAATAGACGGCGCTCAAATTCAAAAGGGAGTAATTGGAACTTTTGCATGCTGTGTTTATTTGGAGAACATTGCATTTTTAGGAAGCGGAAGGAATGAGGCACCGGCAATTTATTTTGGCAGCAATGCATCAGCAAATAAAATATCTACACAAGAAATAGACCAAATTCTTTTGGGATTTTCAGAATTAGAACTGTCACAGGTAAAGTTAGAAACAAGAAACGACAAAAATCACCAATACTTATACGTCCATCTTTTAGACAGAACATTAGTCTATGATGCGGCAGCATCGGAAGCAGTCGGGCAGCAAGTTTGGTTTATTCTGACAAGTGCTCAAGAAGGATTCAGCGAGTACAGGGCGAAGAATTTTGTATGGGCCTATAATAAATGGTTAGTGGGCGATACGCAGTCTTCGAACATTGGGTACTTATCAAAAGGAATTAGCTCACACTGGACACAGATAGTGCGATGGGAATTTGGCACGCAAATAATTTTCAATGATACAAACGGAGCAATTTTTAACAGGCTTGAACTGGTCGCATTGCCTGGGCGGGTTGCGTTAGGGATTGATCCTACAATATCGACAAGTTATTCAGTAGATGGGGTGAATTGGAGCCAAGAAAAATACATTTCTGTCGGAAAAGTTGGTAATACAGAAAAAAGACTTGTGTGGTTTCAACAGGGGCATATGAAAAATTGGCGGATTCAAAGATTCAAAGGAACAAGTCAAGCGCATGTGTCATTTGCAAGATTAGAGGCACAATTAGAGCCTTTAGCGTGGTGATATGGCGATCTCAAAACTAAACCTTACGCGCGACGAGTTGGCGACTTTTTTAAAAAGTCACAACCAAATAAAGCAATTTGAGCGGCTTTTTGCTATTTCTGATGAAGTGGCGCCTGCATCCGATACGGTTGGGATTAGTATTCAGGCCGGAAATTCTGAGGCAATAGCAGGCGAATTGCTTGGTGAAATTGCAAAGATATATCAAGATCTTTTAATAAATTGTGCGTCAATAGACGCAAAAGCAAACCAATCACTTGATCAACTGCAAAAGTTATCAGAAGAACTCGCATCAATAGAAATAAAAGCAAGCGAAGCAATTTCTGACGTTTTTACACTTTCTAAATTAGTTGAGTCATTATTAGTAGCGCCGCCACCACGAGAATTTAAAAGGACGCGATACGGCCAATTTTATGACACAACAACGCAGACCGCTGCGGCGATAAATACAGCTTATGAAATAACATTCAACACAACAGACTTATCCAGCGGTGTCTATTTAGGAACACCAACGTCGCGTATTTATGTAGACCAGGAAGCCGTTTATAATTTTCAATTCAGTGTTCAATTGGACAAAACTTCAGGCGGTGTCGGATTGTTTTACATCTGGCCAAGAATTAACGGAGTTGACGTTCCAAACAGCTGCAGTCAGGTGAGAATACAGGGTAATGACGCTGAATCATTCAACGCAGCAAATTTTTTCATGCAATTAAAAAGCGGTGATTACGTGCAGTTAATGTGGGCAGTAGATGACATTACAGTCGAATTAAAGTCATTTCCGGCGACCGCTTTTGCGCCAGCTGTTCCTAGTATTATTGTTACAGTAAGCGACAACATTGAGGGGGTAAAGTAATGACAGTTACAGTTAGAAACATCATTCCAGCGAAGCAAATGGAAGCGGCACAAACTACACAATACACGTCTGTCGCGGCTAGGACCATCATAGATTCTGTGACAGTAACAAACACAGACACAGTGAATAGAACATTTTCTGTCAATCTAGTGCAGTCTGCCGGGTCCCCAGGAAATTCTAACCTTATTATTGATGATCGAACCGTTGTTCCTGGCGAGACATATCGTTGTTTTGAATTAGTCGGGCAAGTTTTAGAGCCTGGCGCATTTATCTCTACAATTGCAAGCGCCGCCACTGCGCTCACTATCAGGGCAAATGGTCGAGAAGTAACATAACTTGAGATAATTTATTTTTGTGCGAAAATAAATAATGGACAGCATTTTTTGGCTTAAAAAAAATTTATCTGATGGGTTGTCGCTGCCTCAAGAAGCTGTTGATTGGCTCATATCTTTATATGATTCGTTCCAATTTTTTGATGATATAGCAGACGGAGATGAAGTTAGCCGCGAAACTTTCGATAAAGTTTTGTGGGATGTCTTTGTTTCAATGCCTCAAAATCATTTTTTTGTTAAATCAGCACATCAATTGATTCCGCTTGTTGGAGCGCAAATTTTGAAATGGCAAGCTTCGGACAAGGCGGAGCGAAATAAAAACGCTGATGCAAAATCATTTGTATGGCGTGCAGGGTATTATGACATCGTTCTATTTTGTGTTGCATTAGTACATGGCCCATCTGCCGCTATAGCAGCTTCTGAAAACATACTAAGATTATATGGCGAAAAATTTAATGATTATTTAGAGGAGTTTAAAAGTGCCTGATCCAGTCACAGGGTTAATAGTAGGTGGAGCCACACTTGTAAGCGGTGCGGTTTCATCCAGAGCGGCAGGAAAAGCAGCCGGGCAACAATCTGAAGCTGCAGAATTAGGTATTGAGGAACAGCGCAGACAGTTTGATAGACTACAGGAATTACTAAAGCCATATGTTGAAGCTGGCCAACCTGCACTACAGCAGCAACAAGCATTAATCGGGCTGCGTGGAGCGCAAGAACAGGGAGCAGCAATCAGTGCGCTTGAGCAAAGTCCATTTTTTCAGGCTGCCGTAAGACAAGGCGAAGAATCATTATTGCAACGCGCCTCGGCAACAGGTGGGCTGCGTGGCGGCAATATTCAAGCGGCTCTCGCTCAGTTTCGTCCTCAGATGTTAGAAAATCAAATTGCACAGCAATATGCAAGGCTTGGCGGGCTAACTGCTATTGGACAGCAATCAGCAGCAGGACAAGGCGCTGCAGGCATGGAAAGTGCTGGGGAAGTTGCAGATTTATTGGCACAACGTGGGGCGGCTATTGCTGGGGGCACTATTGGAAAAGCGAAAGGAGTCGCAGGTGCTTTAAATTTACCATCGCAAATTCTTGGGTTTCAATATGGCGCAGGTGGTAAGGCTGGACTTGGATTCGGTAATATATTTTAAATAGGTGACAAAATGGTTGCCCCA